CGATCAGTTCGCCATCCTTCTCGGTGCCGAAGCAGGGGTTTCCATCGAAGTAATCCACATCGACCTTCTCGGAAATCCACATACCGAGTTCCTTGTCCCTGTTGCGGTCGTTGATGAGGACCATCACACCACACCACCCTTCTCCATCAGCCAGTCGGTCGACACCCACACTGTGTCGCTGCTGGTGTCGATGCCAAGACGGACGGAAGCTGCGTAGCCAATGCCGACGATACTCACCCATTGTTTATCACTCTGAGAGCCACCTGCCCACACGTCACCACCATCCCAAATGGACGAATCCCACACACCGAAGTTGGACGTGTTGAACGATGCTGGCGCAGGTTGGGTGGCAAAGTCGAAGTCCATATTTGCGCCGGCACGGTACTTGAACTTGCCGGAGAACAGGAAGGTTGGGCGAAACATTTTGTAGTGCTTGTTTGTGCCTGGTTCGCCGAAGTAACTGAACGCCTGCTGAGCTTCGGCATTGATGGTGACACCGTCAGTACCAGCCAACGATACGTTGTCCAGCGTCCCTTCCCATGCCCGATAAACCTTGCCTTCGGAGCCATAGAGCAGACTGTCGCCGGCAGTTGCCCAGCAGTTCGCCTGCATCCCCTCGAAGATCGTCCATGCCTTGGTCAGCGTGTTGTAGATCAGCTGGAAGGTCTGCGACGGGACGACACCCGGCACGTTGATCATTATGAAGTTGGCAGCGGTGTAGGTGTGGATGTCCCACCCAGCGCGATAGCTGCCCTCGGTGATAACCTCGGAGATCAGGTACTGGATCTTCTGCGACAGGGCGTTGTTCAGCACCGAGTCAGCAGCCGGCGACATGACGGAGTTCATCGTGACCATACCGTACTGGGTCAGCATGGCGAAGTCGCCGCCAAACTTGGTCGTGCAACGCCGGGTGAAGGTGCCACCCACGTAGAACACGCCGATCAGTTCCCAGCTAGATGCACTGGCCGGGTCGATACCCTTATAGAGCGACACTTCGCCGGCGGAGGAGATGGCGGCAAGGTAGTCGTTCGGCCCGTAGCCCGAGTCGTAAGTGTAGGTGACCAGCGACTGTAGATAGCCGCCCCGGTTGAAGTTGCCGCCGAAGTCGAAGAACTCGGCCACACCGAACAGTTGCTCGGGTGGCAAGTACCATGCACGGGTACTGTTCTTCTCGACAGCCCAGATACGGTGCTGGTGGGCAATCGGCTGTACCAACAACTTCGGATCGATGTTCTTCCACGTGCCCTCGGCAATGCCGTCACCGGCAGTCAGGCGAACTAGATCGGTGCCGTCCCACCAGATGCCGTCATCTGCACCATTGAACGCAATCAAGTGCGTGCCGGCTGGATTGGCTGAGTTGGTGAATTGCCACCACGGGTTGGTGGAAGTGCACAACGGGACACCTGCCGAATAGTCACCAGGTGTGGTGACATCCATCACCTGCGTCTGATCCACGGCGAAGAGTGTCGTACCCCCATCGATGCCGTTGTAGCGCATCAACGTGCAGACCTCGCCGTCCAGTCCGATGGCGTGTTCCCGATAGCCTTTCCGCACCCGGACGCCGAACGGCTCGGGGAAGAAATTGCGGAGCACCAGCGCGTCGTTCTCCGGCATGTTGGAGATGGGGTTGAACGCATTCAGCCCGCCGATCGGTGCGGTGACCGTCTTGGAGTAGCTGCGCTGGGCAGAGGCAGCAGGGCTGCTCATGGCGTTCCCGTGTTCCAGTTGCCGTCGGGGACGTTGTACATCGTCAGCCACGGGGTCTTGAACGTGTTGGCAAGGCCGAGTACCGGAGCACCGTGGTCCTGCCCGGTGCAGGCGTCGAAGATGCGTGTGAAGTCGGCGACGTAGTTGCTGGTGTCCAATCCCTTCGCCTGCCACATCTTCAGCTTCAGGAATTTGACCATCAGCCAGAAGTCGAAGGTAACGATGTCGAGGTCGTTCAGGATGAACGCCTGATAGCCAGCCGGCTGTTGGGCGGACTTCACCCAACCGTCGCTGATGTACTGGAAGTCGAAGATGTGGCCATCACCCTGCGGCACCGGCAAAAACTCGGTCAGACCGCGAGCGATGCGGTAGCGGGCGAACGGGCCGACCGAAATCAGCGCGTTAGTCAGCACCTGCCAGCCCTGCGGCGAGACAGGGCCGTAGGCTGGCCGGCGATTACCGTAGTCCCACAGGGTTTGGTTCAGCATCCGCCCGAAGTCGGCAGGGGCAGGGTACTGCCCGACGCCGGCGACAGAGGTGATAATGTGTGTCTTGGTCAGAAACTCCCAGTCGAATGCCATGACCAGTTCGTTGCCAGCGGCCTGCATCAGCCCGAGGAGTTGAATCGAGGTAGCTTCGGACGAGGTAACGAGTTCCTTCGGAGCAGGAAGACCCAACTCCATTGCTGCCTGTCTTGCGATTTGGAGCGCGTTACCTTCCATGATTTATGCCGCCTTTGCCTTTGGCTTTTGAGCTTCGAGGATTTGCTGCATCTGCATCTTCAGCAGGGCAATTTCGTCATCCCGCTTCTGGAGTTCCGCAGTGATCTTGTTGTTCTCCGCTTCACCCTTGGCAGCAGAGAGGAACAACTGGGCCTTGCGGCGCAACTCGTGGGAACCCATGATCTTCTGTGCTTTGCTGTCATCCAGCGCAGCCAACTGGTCAACGGTCGAGATGTTCATGGCCTTGAGTTCAGCGCACAGGCCGACCGTCATCTGAGGCCACATCTCCAGTGGAGTACCTTCGACAGCCTGAGCAAGACCCTTCTTGAACTTGTCGTACTGCTTCTCGAACCGGCCACGGAACTCGTCGGTCACGGGACAATCGACAGTCGTTTTGGAGTCGCCAGGGACGATGATCTTGATGTATTCCCGTTCTTCGAAGATGGGACGGCCTTCCTGTTCCGAACGGAATGCGTTCTTGATGGGACGGACGTAGAAGGTGACATAGAGCTTCGAGTCCATTGCAAACCGGGACTGGTTCGCCTGACTCTGTGCCTCGTCATACGTTTGAAAATCGTTCATGGCATTTATCCTTAGTTTTCGCGGTATGGACGGGTATCGGGCCATACCATCCCGTTAGTTAAAGCCGAGCGTTACGTCATAGGGTCCATCTGTAAGCGCAGGCCACGAGATCATGTCAAAGATGAAGTAGCCGCCAGCATCAATAGGCTCCAACTGTATGATGCCTTCCTGACTGCCGACGAAGATACTGTCACCAATCCGCATTCTGGATAATGGTCCGTTGTGGGTTATGCCGTCCTTATCTACCTCGTTGATACGAACCTGATTGGGGGCACTGACACTTCCCGCACTGATGAATCCTTCTGCCGGAACGCCTGCGTTGGTACGATAGTTGTAGCGTGCCGTGACGATGCGGATACCTGGACCAGTCGCGCTTGCACCACCGTGGGCGTTCGTGGCAGTGACCTGACAGATCACCGCATTCCCGAGGTCACTTGCCTGAACCGTGTAGGTATTGGAAGTTGCTCCAGCAATGGTGTTGATACCGCTGTACCACTGGTAGGCGTAGGTGATGGGCGCAGTGCCCGTCCAAGTGCCTTGTGTGGTCGTCAAGACTGAACCGACCTTGGCGTCACCCGTGGTGTCAGGCGCTACAGTGTTAACGGGCGGATCGCCAACAGGGGCAGCAATATAGGTCGTGTAGACGCCACCAAGGGGGCCAACACGAATGCCACCCACAAACGGGTCGGATGCGTTTGGGGTAGTTCCTTCCTGACCCTTCAGTGCACCAGTCGCTGTACGGGGTAAACCCTCAACGAAATTCACAGCAGGGTCGGAACTCATCACCAACTGGCCGGTGTTAGACACCATGAAGCCATTGGCAAACACAGTGCTCACCACATTGGTGATGTGCACCTGCCCGGAAGGATTGGATGCAATCCCTCCGTGCAACGCGCTGGTTGCGCCGACAGGATCGGTTGTTACATCCAGTCGCCCCGCAGCATCCTTACGACCCGGGAGCATCCTAGGTATCCGCTACGACGTTGGCCCAGAAGAAGTCACCGACAACCACGCCGCCGACGACATTGCACTCGAACGTACCAGCACCAGCGGTTGCTGCACCAGCCGTTACCGTGCAGGTAGCGTTTGCTGCAATGGTGCCCGTTGCACGAACCCACTGTGCACCGTTCGCTGCCGTACCCAGCGCGTCGTTGTCGTTGTTCGGCACCTGCCAGTCGGGCTGCGGAGCGATGGTCGGGCCGACCGCTACACTGCCTTGACCGAGGACATTGGTGGCGTACTTTGCATTGGATGCGTAACCGATGTAGTTGGTTGCCGCAGCAAACTTGGTCTCAGTCGGGGCTTCGACATAGGCACCAATCGGGTCTTGAATGACACGACTGGTCCATGCTGTTCCACCACTGGCCGGACGACCTGCTGCATTGGCGATATTTGCGCCTGCTACTGCCATGATTCTCTCCTTCGCATGTTGCGAAAAGTGGGGGCCGTACTGCGCCCCCACAAACCTTTAGTCGTTCATACGACCCTGGAACTGCAGGCCAGAAGAGGTCAGGTTGCCAGCCCATGCAAGAATCTGCACTTCGGCGTCCTGATTGACCGAGTAGCGCTTGCCCGGAGACAGCGGAACCATGTCACGCTGTGCGTGCGGACGATAGAACAGGTACTTGGTGTTCAGCATGAAGCCGGTAGAAGCCGGACATGCGCCACCGATACCACCGTCGAGCACCACATCGGCGTCCATGAACTTGGTGGTCACGAAGCCGAGGTTCGCATCCTGCGAGGACGTGAAACGCTGGATCGCTTGCAGCGAGTTCATATACAGACCCCAGAGGACCGAGTCCATGATGATGAGGTCGGGACGGTCCATGCCGCGAACCAAGGAGGCCCAGAGCTTGTTCATGTAGGTCTGGATGTTGGCAGCGGTAACGGCAGCACCACCCGTGGTGGTGAAGTCGAATGCCTGCGAACGCCAGAAGTTCCACGTGGCGCGGTCAATGCCACCCGGCGAGCCGGTAGCAGGGTTGATCGGCACCTGGAGGTTCAGGCCGGAGATTTCCTTACCACCGTAGCCGGTGCCATCGGAGTACAGACCGGCAGCAATCAGGTTCGCCATCGTGGACTCGGCAACAGCGATGCGGCCTTCGAGCAGGTCAATGATCTGCTCCTTGCCGGCGTTTTGCAGTTGTTCGAGGCCAGAGATGGTGACCGGGCAGGCGGCTTGCTTGATGTCGTACTGGGCAGCAGAGATCACGTCCTGTGCGGCGACCGGCAGTGTCTCATAACCACTGTAGTAGCCTGCGTTCGCGTTTTCAGCGAAGGACAGTTCTTGCATGATGACGTTACCACCGGAGAACTTCTTGATGTTGCCACGCTGCTTCAGGCGGGACAACAGAGCGTTATTTTTCGTTACATTGTCGGCGATAACGCCGGAACGATTCTGGATCGTGGTCGCGATGACATCACTGATCGAAGGGTTTGCGAAGGCCATTTGGCTTCTCCTATTGAGGTTTCGGGATGGTGCTCACGGGACTTCCGGTGGGCGGGTTCGCTCCGGCGGGTGTCGTGGGCTGGACACCTTCAACAACGATAGGGGTTTGCCGGAACAGGATCGGCACGGGGTTGGCATCAGCAAGCGCATGTCCCGGTCCAATGATCTGCTTCGTCATTGTGCTGAGAAACCTGCTCACATCCTGCTCCCTGTATCGCCGATCAAACTGGCAATGGTCCCACGTAAATCAGTTGGATTTCCGACGTTTGTACCGGGCGCACCGGGAGCACCGCCAACACTGACTGCGGCTCCTTTGGCGCGTTGCGCCTGCTGGTGGGCTTGCAGTGCAGCCTGAGTAGCTGCCTGTGACGAATCTCTTGCGGTTGATGCCTGATACGTGTCGTCATTCATCCGTACCGCCTTAGTGTAGGCGTCGGGAAGAGAGATTGCAATCCCCCTGCGGGCATTCACTTCGACGATGTCCGCCATCAGGTCACGGACCTCATCGAAGTACGGATACTGCGGGTCGACGGCCATCTGCTCGATGGTCTGGGTGACCTGCTGTTCCTGCTGGTAGCGCACCTGCTGCTCGCGCTGCTGCTGCGACTGGACAAACTGTTGCAGGGGTGCGAGGCGCTGTTCCAGAATGCGCTCGATGTTCGACTGTTGGACGACAGCCTCGGGGGCGGGCTGACCGGCAATCGCCGCATCAAGCGCGAAGATGTCGATGTTGAACTGCTTCACCATATTGGCGACCAACTGTGCCTTGTCCTGCGGGGTGCCGTTGAACAGTTGGCGCTCCACGGCGAGCAGGTTGGTGACCGCCGTCATCGCGTTGCCACCATAGACCGTGTTGATGCGCTCCATGTGCGGGGCGAACACCTCCTGCATCTGGCTGACCTGCTGCCGGGTCTGCGCCGTTTCGTTCATCACCTTCGTGATGTCGCGCTCGCGGCGGGCCACTTCCTGACGCACGTCCAGCGGCAGCGTTTCCCACAGTTTCTTGGACTCGCCTTTCCACGACTGTGGGGCGCGGTCTACCCGGTGGCGAGCCTCACGCTCCGCTGGAGTCTCACCTTTGTCCGCCACCGCCTTGCTCGCATCACCAGCCACCTCTTCGATGCTTGGTGGAGCATCTTTTGGTTTCGCATCGGACGCCACACTCTCCGCAGCCGGCGCAGCGGATGGGGTGCTCTCCGGCGCAGGACTTGCCGCTTCAGGAGCAGGGGAACTCTCGACTTGAACGGGTTCGGAGTGTTCTTCAATTGCATTCTCCAGTGTGGTGCGTAGCTCTTCGGACATGGTGGTTTTTCCTTATTTGTAGAGTTGCTGCTTCAGTTGCTCCCGAATCGCGGCGCGATCGGGCTGGTACTGGGGACGCCCGACGGGCAACCCCTTCAGTTCCGCAGTCGGGACGACATCATGGCGTTTACAATGCTCTCTAAGCCCAGCGCGGCCAGAAACCACACTCCCATCGATAGGAGAAACAAAATCAGGTAAATCACCCATAATGGTGTGGTGTCTGTCACCCGATCCAGCCAGTTCAGGATGCGGTCCATCTTTGTCATATAGCACTCCGTTGATCTGAATGTAGGATTTACGCGCCATTTTTCTTCCTCGACTTGCGGGCGGGCTTGACCGGCAACAGTTCGATTTCTTCAATCTCGTCGGGAGGAATATCCACGAACGCACCAAGCCATCTGATTTGTCCAGTCTTCAGGTCGCGCACCAACTTGCGACCCATCAGTTCGGACTCTTTGACGGTAAAGCTGATATCCAAATACTCTTCCACGGGGTTCTCCTAGTATGACAACATCAAAATCAGCATTTCTTCCTCTTCCGCCTCTTCGTCCATCTTCTGCTTCAGGCGGATGTCCATGAGGACAAGTGCCTTGACCACTTCCAGATCGGCCAGCAAATTGTCCCAGTCAATGCCCCGTGGTTCCTTGAACGGTGCGACCAGTTCGGTCACCCCAGACACTTCCATCGCTACCAGTTCGCGATAGGCTTCCTTGACGATCTTCCGCTTGTCGACCTCTTCGATTTCCCAAGGTCGCTTGATGAACTGCTGCAGTACCCACCCGCTGCCACCCCCTCCGCCGTAGGAGGGTTTGGTCAGCAGTCCCCATGAGTTACCCCAAGCACGCGCCCAAGATAGTCCCCATGAGGATGCCATTTACACCGGCCCCCACGGATTGCTGTCGGAGCCGTCACCATCCACATTGCCACCATTCACCCGCACGATATTGACCGGCATGATCTCTGCCTTGATTGCAGCGACAATCGCCTGAATATCGGCAGGGGTCAGGGTCATCGACCCTTGGTTTGTCGCAGCACCAGTGACGACTGAATCGTAACCAGCCAGCACACCGGAGGTGTCGTGAACGATTACCGCACCAGAACGCTGCGCTGCACCAATGACCTCGGCACTGAAGCCAGCGAGAACACCAGTTGTCGTATGGACACCGATGTGAGTTGCAGTACCGGATACCGAGCCAGTGCCAGCAACAACATCGCCGGTAGTCTCATGGACGCCAGCGGCAGGTTCATTGACAGCAGAGCCTGTGATGATGCTTGTCAGGCCAGCGACAGTACCAGTGGTCGTATGGAGTCGATAACGCTTTGCCGTACCTGTGACGTTGCTCGTCAGGCCAGCAACTACACCTGTTGTCGGGTGCGCCCGATACCGCAGCGCCGTTCCACTTACGGTTGCCGTATTGCCAACCACATCACCTGTGGAGGGGTGTGTTTGAGCACCTGTCTCGCGGACTGCAGAACCTGTGACTGTTGCGGTGTTTCCGACTACATCACCAGTTGTCGGGTGAGTTACTGGACCAGTTCCCGTTGGTACAAACAGTGGGATTGTTTCAGGCTCGAACAGTTGCCATGGGTTATCTGAGAGTGATTTTATTTCGGCGCTGGAGAGTACACGACCCCATATACCTGTCCATAATGCAGTATCTAAGGTGCTTGTGTTAGTTGATTGACATACCTGCGGAGTCGAAAAACTGGCATCATAGCTTGGCGTTGTTCCAGTATCTGCCGACCCAACTACACGTCCGTTCTCATACAAACGCAAACTTGGCGAACTATATGTTAGACCCCTTAATGCAATGGTATCGCTCCATCTGGTTCCTGGCGCGATCGTTACTCCACCGCAGATTCCATATATATATCCCTCCCCATACCTGTTGCTTATGGTATACCCGTGCTCAAATCCAGTTGGACACGAAGTTGTCCCTGTACGTGGCATACTCCCATACGTGAGCATGGTTATGCCACCATACAAACGAAACCTGTCATTAACTGACGCAGGGCTATAATGAAACCTTACAGCAGCAGCGTTGGTGGCGTCTCTCTGTCTACCAATACCGGCAGCAGTTGTAATGCTTTGACCAACTACGGTTGGCTTAACTGACCCAACAAGATATCTCGCCGGGCCAGCACCCGACCAAATAATATCGACAAGCCCGCGCGTAATTGGATTTGACCAATTAATACGAATGTCGTCTTGGGGTTGTGCTGTCCGATCCCGCGCAACGAATGTTAACTTGTTAGCCATGTGTAATTACACATCTTCGTTCGAGTAGGTGCGAAGTTCAACGGTATTTCCAGTAGCGGCAAAAGCCTGCCCGGTAACATTCTTGAGTGCCACCTTGTAGTTGCCAACAGGGACACGAACACGGTCAAGAATCATCGTGGCAGCAGTTAGCGCGGCACTATTGACTGCTGCCGAGCCGACGAAATAGTTGTCCAAGCACTCACCCGTCGTCGTGCCGAAGTTCGTTCCATCCAACTCAGGGATGAAGTAGACAGCAACATAGGCACCGATAGCACGGTTCGTTGCCTGCGCTGCAAGGTTGATCTCAACCTGTGCCAGCGGGAAGCGAAGTCCAGCGGTGGTGTTATCCTGCGTGGCCGATAGCGTACTTACTGAGCCGTTTGTCAGCCCATTCAGTTCCGTCGTCAGGACGGTAACGGCTGTACTTCTGGCGGTGTATTTATTTGCCATGATCTATCCTCAGAAATTGTTCAGTACGTCACTGATGTCGTCAGTGGATAGCGTTCCAGACCAGTTCAGCTTCGTTGCCGACACGGTGTTTTGAGTCACGACTATACCGCCCTCGTACACCTCGGCCTGCGTCGCTTTGCGGGTGCAGTTTTGAAGCACTGCAACGGAGTCGACATCCCCCCAAACGTCTTGGACCGCTTTCCGCATCTTCTGGCGTGAGAAGTTGATTGGAGAGAAGGTGAACAGCAGCCCCCACGTCGAACGCTTGCCTTCCGACAACGCATCCCACTTGGTGACGTTGATGGCCTCGAACAATTGCTGATCCGTCATTGCAGGATTCCATGCATCAGTCGTGGTTGGTGCATTACACCAGTTCGCTAAACCGACGTCATCACGGTTTCCCACGGCAGTAACAACAGCAGGCTCAGTCTCAGCCCGCAGTGCATCCGCAAGGATTTGCTTCTGAGTGTCGTTCATAATCAGCCACCAATCTTCAGACCGCTGGGGGTGCTCTCGACGGTCAGCGTAACGGTAATCGGAACGGCAATCTGGTCAGCAACGACCGTCACCGGCTCGGACTCGGCGGCAGGGCCAACACTTGCACCAGAGGAAGTCATGCGAACCACCCTTGCGACGTAGGTGCCGATGTCGGCAATGGTGAAACTCACCTCGCGACTGGTGGCAGGGATGTTCGCCTGCGCCACGGTGGCGTTATTGCGGGTCAACCAGACGAAGTAGCCACCCGGCGTGATGTTTTCCGGGTTGTCGATGAGGCCGGTATCAAAACCAACGATTGCGAACTTTTCCATGATGACTCCTTACTGGCTCAGTGCTGCGTAGGTGAGTGCGGAACAGGACACGGTGTCGCCAGAAGCAACGACAAGACCACCGGTCATGTTGATGTCGGAGGCGGATGCTGCGACCGCGCAATGGACGATGGCTGCGTTGGCCGACGTCTGGAACGAGGCGAATGCCACCGTGCCGCCCGTTGCGTTGGTGTCGGACGTGATCGCGTTCGCTGTGGCCACACCCGTGGTCGAGTTCGCAGCGGCGAATGCGGTGGCCGAGAACGGCAACGAGGCGATGTTCGCACCCGGTGTGGTCACGGTACTGCCGGTCGGGTGGAACCGCAGGAAACCACTGGCACCGATCAGTGCAGTGACAGCATTGGTGGCAGCAGCTTTCGCGCCGTTCGAGTGGGTTACGGTTGCAGACATTGAGTCTCTCCTTCAGGGATGGTTGCTTCGATGGGGGGTTCGGAGAGTATGTAACCCTCCATTTCGTAGGATTCCACCTTGCCCGTATCCTTGCGGGTGACGGTCACGGTGAAGGTTACATCTGCCGGTGGGCCTTTGACATCACTCACTTTGAACGCTCACTTTCTTTCCGGTTGACGTGGTTGCAGTCTTGGGTGCCTTCATCGCAGCGATCTTCTCTTCGTGCATCTGGCGCGTCATG